ATGAATTTGAGGAGCGCTTTATTCATCCCGCCTGTATTGCGGTGGGCAATCGCATCGATTCGGACGGTGCGTACTTCGGCTTTCAGAACACCGCCAACCGCGGGGGCACCTCCGGTACGCCTCCGACCTCATATCTTCAGTTCGCACTCGCTCGGGCCACGCTGATCGCCGAGGGAATGCCGAAGGGCATGCTGCCGGTATCGATTGTCCACCCGATCGCGAATGCCTATATGGCAGATAGCTTCAAGGGATTGTTCAATCCGCAGGTGCGGGTATCGGATATCTATGAGGAAGGCCTGATTGCAGGCAAGACGGCCGGCGCAGATTGGTTCGAGGATCCGAACATCGCGCAGTACACGGTCGGCTCTCTCCTCGGCACCCCGGTCCTGGTCGGCACCTCTACCGGCAACTCATCGGGTGGCACCGCCATTCTGACGAGCGGCTGGGCGCAGACCGGATATTTGGAGCTTTCCGGCCTCGGCAACAGCGCCGCGAGCTGCTATGTCGGGGATACCATCCAGATCGCCGGTATTTATCCGGTGAATCCGCAAAACCGTGGCCAGTACGGCACGGGCCTTAAGAACTTTACCGTGCTGCCGCCTCAAGGCTATGCGCAGATGACGGGCGTTGCCGCGCCGGGGGGTCCGCAGTTCGCGGGTAATTCATCGACCTTGGCCACGGGTGGCAATGCTCAGGGCACCTTCAACACGACCACGGGCTTGTACACCTCGAGCTCGAGCAACGGCAAGCTCTCGGTCCTGGTGGGTGAGTGCGTCATTACGGGCGGTCAGTTCCAGAACTGCTATGCGAATACAGGGACCGGCGGATTCACGGGAACGCCGACTGTCACGCTCAACAAGGCATCGGGGAGCCCAGCGGTCGGCACGACTTCGACGGAGAATCTGTACTTCCAGCGCGACGCTTTCGCGCTCGCCTTCGTCGATCTGCCGCTGCCGCGCACCGCAGTCGAGGCAAGCCGTGCGTACGATGAGGATTTGGGACTAGCGATTCGTATCGCAACGCAGTACACGATCAACAACGATGCCGAGCCGACTCGCATGGACGTGGCTTACGGCTTCGCATCGCTCTATCGGTCCATGGCTTACAGAATGAGTGGCTAGGAGCATCAATGGCATATCCCGCAGTTACCAACGTTGACGGCTCCAATCCGGGACCGAACTCGAGTGCATTGCCCGATACGGTACAGATGCCTACGGGCAATATCTGGAAGAACGGGGTGTTCTCACTCACGCTGAGTCCGGCCGCTTTAGGCGCCACCACGACTTCTGAGCAGACGTTCGCAGCGACCGGCATCGGCTTGCTGACGACTGATCTGGTCGTAGTCAATAAGGCGAGCTCCAATGCCGGAATCATCATCGGCAATGCCCGCGTGAGTGCGGCAGATACCCTGGCAATCGACTTCGCGAATATTACGACCGCGACGCTCACTCCCACCGCTTCCCAGGTCTACACCGTGGGTGTCTGGCGCGTACAGCCGAACTGGACCGCACCGGCGACCGGGAGCCAGCTGGACTGGTGATGACTCCGATAGTCCTCTTCGCGACGCCGACGTTCGACAAAACGGTGTCGGTGGACTTCCATACCTCGATGCTCGGCACCTATGCGCGGCTGTGGAAAGCAGGCATTCCCTGCGATTCGCATATCGTTGCGGGCAATCAGTGGGTCGATACCGCGCGCAATGAGGCGGTGCATTACTTTCTCAACGCCGAAGTCGGCTTTACGGATTTGGTGTTCATCGATTCAGATCAGGGATGGGACCCTGCAGTGATCGAACGTATCGTGCGCGATAAGCATCTGGTGGTCGGGGCGCTCCCGCCTAAGAAATGCGATCCTGTGACGTATCACATGAATGGCTTGACCGGAGTCATCGAGGGACACCTCTTTCAGTCGATTGAGTGCGGCACCGGCCTGATGCGCATCAAGCGCGAGATATTTGCGCGCTTGGATGAGAGGCACCCGGATCTAGCGATCGCCACGCAGACGCAGTTTCCCTGGCCGCATATGCCCTATTTCCAGACGGGCAATACCAAGTACGGGCGCATCGGTGAGGACGTATTCTTCTGCCGCCTGCTGCGCGAGATAGGCGAATTCATCTGGATCGATTCCGATGTGGATTTCACCCATATCGGCCATAAGCGCTGGAAGGGCAATTTCTACGAACACTGTGTAGCAACGGGTCTTTTGAAGACGGGGTAAGCCATGCCGAATCCAAATACTGTCCCGCTGGGGAATATCAAGGGCAATTGGGTGCTGGCGGTAACGCTCTCGCCAGCAGCCTTGGGCGCTACCACTTCGGGTGAGCAGACCTTCACCGTCCCAGGCGTGCAATTGGGCGATTTCATCGATATCTCAAAGCCGAGTGTACAGGCCGGTCTTTCGCTGGGGAATGTGCGAGCGAGCGCCCTCAATACAATTGCCGTTGAGTTCGTCAATACTTCAAATGGCACGCTCACCCCGACCGCGAGCGAGATCTATAACGTCGGCGTGACGCGGCCCGAGAACACAACCAACAATGTCTCGGTTTTGACACAGATCACCTGAAATGCAGGCGTTCTCGCTCCAACTGCTGAGTAACGCATCGGCGACGCCAACGGCTCCGACCGGCGAGACAGCCAATCAGCTATGGCCGGGCGGCCAGGGAGTCTTCTCCGTCGTAGGAACATTTAGTGGTGCAACAGTGACACTGCAATTCTTAGGCCCCGATGGCGCGACATTGATTCCTGTGGGAACCAATACCACTCTCACGGCGGCAGGAGCAGGCCTTTTCTATCTGCATCCATGCTTCGTTCAGGCGACGGTGAGTGGGGGAAGCCCCTCGGGTCTTTATGCGCGCGCCGATCGCGTGCCCATCTAAGTATAAGCGGCCCGCATATGACAGCGGCATTACGGCAAGAAGATATCCCAGCCGAAAATAATGCGCCCGGCAATTCCATTACCTCGAATGCATTGCCGTTGCCAGCATTGCTGGGGTCCACCATCGAAGCTTGGGTTGCGCTTGCAGCAAATCCGACCATCTCAAGCGTCATCGATAGCGCCGGTCAAACCTATATATCCCTCGGCTCAATCAATGATGTCACTGACGGCAGCTTTATCGCGGTATATGCCTTCTTCAACAATCAATCCGCCACGGCGCTTACGGTCACCGCGAATTTTACGACCAGTGGCTCCCGAAACATCCACGTGCGCGAGATCTCTGGCACCAATAACGCGGCGCCTGACACCTCGAACTTTCCCGCCCGAATCCCAGCCCCTGGCACGGGCGCGAATGCCATCTCGATCGCGCTCACCAGTACGGGCTCCTCCGGCTTGATCTCGGGCGTCGTGGCGGCCGTATCGGGATCTGCCGCGCTCAGCGCCGGCACCGGCTTCACCAGCACCATCGGCTTCTCGGCGGGCGCGGGCTTCAGTCACTCGCTCTTTGAAACCGCAACCATGACGGGGAGCGGGGCGAATAACTGTCTCTGGACGGATGCGACAGATGGCGGCACGAGCACCTATCTAGGGGGTGCTGTGATTTGGGACTCCATCTCGAATTCTGCGCCGACTCAAACCGCTCCATTGACCGCGACTCTTACGGCTGCTCTTAGCGCCGCCATGTAACTGGAAAACTGAAGGAATCATTCAATGGCAACTCTCACCTTCGTCGATACTGCCGCAGAACTCAATGCACTCTTCTGCGCGGTCTTCTCTGGCGCCTGGAACACCATCGCGGCCAATGCCGGATCACCTGCCACAAGCCTCTACGTATCGCTTCACAATGCAGCGCCAGGCAACGGCGGCTCACAGAACACGAATGAGACGATCTATACCAACTATGCGCGCCAGGCTGTCGCTCGGACCACGGGCGGCTGGACGGTCACAACCGGGTCCGGTACATCCTTCTCGAGCGTCACCAATGCAGCAGCGATCAACTTCGCTACGGGCGGCGCGACGGGGGATACCCTCACGCACTGGGGCCTGGGACTCTCATCCTCGGGCGCCGGTACGTTGCTTGCGTGGGGACCGCTAGGGCCCACGGCCGGCCCTGATGTATCTTTCGAGTGCACCAACGCAAGCCCCGGTGAGTTGACCTGTTATGGCTATTCGCCCACGGTCAATGACCGAGTGATGGTTGCACAGCTCCAGGGCACGCAAGGGCTCCCCACGGGCTTTACCGAAGGGACCATCTATTACATTGGCACCGCATCTGGAACGACTGGCTCGCTCTCGACCACCGCGAGCAACGGTGCACCAGTCAACACGAGCTCAACAGGCCAAGGCATCATCTACAAATGCTCACCGCTAGCGGTATCGAGTGGTATCACGCCATCGATCGCCATTGGCGGCATGGTCATCCAGAAGGGTTAAGCCGTGGTTGCCGCGATTGGAGCCAATGGGCAACTCGTGCTCTGCGGCCTCGCGGGCTCGGGCGGCAATGCGCTGATTACGGGAAGCGGCGGCAGCGGGGGGGTCGCATCGCTTCCGTTTCCCATTACTCTAAATCGCGCACTCAGTTCAGGAAACCAGGGCGGCTACAACACGACCTCATGGCAACAAGCGAGCGCGAATTACAATATCACTCTCTTCGGGTACTACAGCGTCATTGGTTTGAATTATCAAACCATCATGCAAAACATGAAGAACTACTCCGCGGCGAGTCTGACGCCGGGGCATGTGTGCATTACCGGACACGAGCAAGGCGATGAACAGTTCTGGCAGTCCGGTTACTCGGGAGCGACCGACCCAGTCAAAGTCGCTGCGCTCAATAATACTGGATCTAGCTCGACTTTAGGCTGGGGTCTGCAAGCCTCCGGATATCCGAGCGGCACATTGGCCGAAGGCGTAGATGGTGCACACACCGTCTCATCGAATAATGCTACCTCGCCTCAGTGCCCGCAGCATAGTTTGGGCACTCTGGGCAGCATCTCTGTACCGCCGAATCTCAACTGGGCGCAGTGGACGGCCTGGTACGAATACGAAGTTTTAACCCAGGGTAATCTGCACGCGCTCGGCGATCCGAGTTCTATCCCGGCAAACAATTTGGTCGGTGCGATCGACCACGACAATCAGTTCATGATCCCTCGGGTCTCTGGATGTTGGGAAAGCACCTCGACGGTGTACTCAAGTCCCTCTCAATATCAGACCATCGCGCCGTATTTGCAGCAAGGTTACCGCGATGCCGCCGTGATGTGGCGCAGCTTGCAGCCTGGTATTTTGATTATCGGCAATAGCGATTACTACTCGTTTTACAACAGCAGTGCCAATCCGCAGGTCTTAGATCCGTCGAACGCGGGTCTCTGGGATGTTACTTACGTCGAAGCACCGGTCGGACAAAGCTTTTCCAAAGCGAACGACACCACCTGGGGTGTTTTCATTGCTTGCTTGTTGTCCCAGGAGGCCATGGTCAACTCGACCGGCAAATGCTGCTGGTTGATGGAGGGTTCGGGCCCTGGTGATACCAATGACTATACCGGCCCGCAGAGTGGCTGGGATGCCGCCCAGTGGCGCGCTGCTCGATACCAGATCGGGAGCGCTGCGCTGTTGCGCTGGATCATCGGCGTGCAGAACGATGCCTCTGTGCCCTATCTATTTGACGAATGGAACGCAGGCGCCAATAGATTGGGTTATCTGGGGACGCCGTCTGGCGCACGGGGCTTAAGCGTCTCGGGCGGTTCTGCGGTCTATACCCCGCAATCTACCGCTGCATCGAATGCTTATGCGCAAGGGATCATGACAATACCGTTCTCGGGCGGTACGGCGTATTACTACCCGGCCGGGACTAACGATGCGATATCAGGATCTAACGTAACGCTGCCCTCGACGGCACTCCAGAACGGCGGCGGCCATCACATCACGTACACGCTGACGCCGTCGGGCTCCATTCCTCCGGGCGCATCGAGCGGCGCGGCTTTCACTTCGCTCACCATTCAACCGCGCGATTGCGTTTTTACGCTGCCATGAGGATTGCGCTGTGGCTGCGGCATTAAGACAAGAAGATACGCCAGCTGGCGCAAGCGCAGCCGCGCTGTCGATTACATCGAATGCGTTAGGTGAAGCGGCGCTCGTCGGTTCGACCATCCAGGTATGGATCGCGGTCGAATATTACTCGACATTGAGCATTACGAGCGTCGTCGACAGCGCGAGTCAGACTTACACCTATGTCAATTCGACGCTCGATAGCACCGATGGAAGTGCCATCTATTGTTATGCGTTGTACAACAACACTTCCAACACAGCACTTACGGTCACGGCCACTTTTGCGGCGACAGTCAACGAACGGAATATCCATGTCCAGGAGTTGAGCGGGACCAATAATGCAGGGCCCGATGTCGCGAGCTTCCCGGCGCGTATCGTCGAGCCCGGTACCGGCACTAATGCGATTTCCATTGGCCTGTCGAGCTATCAATCGTCCGGCCTGATCACGGGCGTGATGTGTGCGGTGTCTGGCTCGGGCGCACTTGCCGCTGGGACAGGCTATACAGCTGGCCCAGCTTTCGCATCGGGATTTGGTTATACGCACTCGCTCTTTGAAAGCAAGGTCATGACGGCGAGTGGCACGAACAATGTCACCTGGACCGATGCGACAGATGGCGGTACGAGCACCTACTTAGGCGCGGCCGTCATTTGGGATTCTGCTAGCACACCGAGTGCTATTACGGCAGCCGGTGCGGCCGGCAGTTCGGGTATCACTGCGCTGGTTCCATCCGGTACGCTCATGGCGGCCGGTGTTTCTGGCTCTGGCGGTATTGCCGCTGGATCGCTAGCAGGAGGCCAGAAACTCGGTGCGGGCGCGGGTAGCATGGGCGTTGCATCGCTCTATTCGGCGGTGAGCCCCGGTTCCATATTCCTTATCGGACAATCAGGATCTGCCGGTAATGCACTCGCCACCGGTGTGGGCGCCATCACCTCACTGAGCGTCGTGGGTTCCTCGGGTGTCGTTTATCAAATAGGCTCGACGCCGCTGCAAGCACCTGGCGTGAGCGGTACCGCGGGTGCCGCATTAGCGACAGGTGGCCTGCCCATTGGCTCTATACAGGCGATGGGATTTTCCGGATCAGTGGCGGGATTTAATCTCCTATCGCAGCCCGCGCCACCGATCATTGTACCGCCGGGCTATGGCCTCATGCCGAACGTCGTAGGGCAGTATCTGTGGGAAGCGATACAGCTATTGCAAAACGCAGGCGTATTCAATCCAGCGGCAATCGGCTATTTCGGCACTTATCCCATCAGCGTGGTATGGGTACCGCTGCCGCCAGAGCCGCCTGTCGCTTCTGGGCCTACGCCTGCGAGCCAGCCTTTCTGGGTAATTGCGCAATCGATCACGCCGAATACCTTAGTCGCGATCAATGCGCCTATTATACTGAACGTATGGGAACCCGATAAAGGAGTGGTTTTCCCGTGAGCGAGACAGCCCTCAGTTTAATTAAAGGCGCGTTGCGCAATATCAACTCCTATCAGAGCGGCGATACGATTGACTCGCAGACTGAGAGCGATTGCCTGGAGAAGCTGAACGATCTCTTAGACTCCTGGAGCACGGACAAGCTGCATATCTTCGGCACGAATGAGAACATCCTGCAATGGAATACGGGCCAGAGCCAATATGAGGTGGGCAATCCGACGAATACCTCACTCGGGCAGCCTAACTTTACCGGCAGCATCTCGGCAGGATCTAACTTCATCACGGGCATCACCAATCTGCCCACGAATTTAGAAGTTGGCGCGACTATCACCGATAACCAGGGGGTGATTCCGACAGGGCAGACAGTCACAGCCCTGGGCGCAACTTCAGTCAGCTTTGGCCCAGGACTCTCTACAGGAGCCTCCAATGGCTTAGATGCGATCAGCTATACGATCCCTGGTGATTTCGCTATCCCGCGACCTCTGCGCATCACGGGCGGTTTTACACGCATCAATAACCTTGACTTCTGGCTCGATGTCTATGCGACTCAAGCCGAGTACACGCAGATTCTGTACAAAGCGCAGCCGGGGCCATGGCCGACCATTGGCTGGTACAATATGCAGTTTCCCTACGGCATCTTGAATGTCTATATGACGCCGGGACAGTCAGGGGAACTGCATCTGTTCACCGATACCATTCTCTCGAATCTCAGTGTCACACAAGTATTTCAGTTGCCGCAGGGCTATGCGCGTGCGCTCAAATGGTGTCTGTCGGTCGAACTCTGGCCGGAATACTTTGGCCCAGCGCCGTTGCCCAACTCGATATCGAAGCTCGCATCCGAAGCATTGGGCGCCATCAAGGCGCTGAATGCGCTTCCCGCCGCGCGCGCGAAGTACGATCGTGCGCTGGTACGCGGTAATCGTATTGACGGCGGTTGGATAATTCGTGGGGGCTACTAATGCCGATGGAGGTATTCGGCGATATCGGCTTCGTGGGTGGAAATGACACTACGGCCAATTTATACCAGGACGCGCAGGAAACTATTAACTGGTACGTCGAAGGCTCTCATGCAAAGACCGCAAAGGAGATCATTGGCTTTCTGGGCCGCTCTGGCTTGATCCAAATAGCTGCGGCTCCAGGCGGTGGCGCGCCGGGCTTTACCAATACGATGACGGTCTGGCCGCAGCCATCGTCCATCACGAATCTTCCGGTACGCGGCACCTGGGTACTACCGGGGCGCACGACAGCGCTCGTTGTCATAGCGAATGTCTGCTATCTCTGCACCATCTCGAGCTATGGAAGCCAGACAACGCCGGGCGTATTGGTACTCGCCAAAGTCGGCAATCTCCTGACGAGTCAGGGACCGGTGAGCATTCGCGACAACGGCCTGCAGGGCGGCTACGCGGTGCTCGTCGATGGCAGTTCGAACAGCTATCTTTACACGATAGCCTCGCAAAACTTCGCGGTCGGTCCATTTCCGGGGGCCAATCTAGTCGCCTATATCGATGGCTGGTGGATCTTCAACCAGCTGGGCACCGCAGTCTTCTACACCGACGCACAGCCGTATTCCGCCGCTTATAACGCCTCCTATTATGCACTCAAAGATGCCTTCAGCGATGTGCTGGTGGGACTTATTGAGAACAAAGAAGAGCTGTGGCTGATCGGTGAGACCACGACAGAGATTTGGTATGACGCGGGGGGCGCTTACTTCCCGTTCCAGCGGCTGGTCGGTACGCTTCTGCAAGTCGGCTGTAAGGCGCCGTACTCGATCGCGCGCTTGGTCTCCGAAGGTCAGGAAAGCCTGATGTGGCTGGGCCGATCGGAGCGCGGTGAGAACTTGATCGTTCGTACCACAGGCTTTACGCACACGGTGGTATCGACGCCAGCCGTTTCCAATGCGATCTCAAAGTATGTGACGACTTCTGACGCTGTTGCCTACTGTTATGAGGAGGGCGGTCACGAGTTCTATGTGCTGAATTTCCCAACAGCCGATAAAACCTGGGTCTACGATGCGACATTGCCGCCCGAACTCGCTTTCTCACAGTGGCCCTCCTATGACCCCTATGCGAATGCGTATCACCGTCATCGCAGCAATTGCTATATGAACTTTGCCGGAATGCGCGTCGTGGGCGATTATCAGAACGGCGCGCTCTATCAGATGACTCGCGCGGCTTATACGGATGCGGGCTGGCCGATCAAAGCGCGGCGCAGGTCACCCTATGTGTGGAACAAGGAGAATCGCGAGCGTGTATTTATGTCCTCGCTCCAGATCGATTTTGCGCCGGGACAGGGCAATGTGTCGGGGATGGGGACGAATCCACAGGCGTATTTGCGCATATCGCGGGACTATGGCTCGACCTATGGTCCGCAGAGATCGCAGCCGATGGGCACGGTCGGGCAATTCACTAATCGCTGCATATGGCGCAAACTCGGCTTCTCACGCGGTGCCGTGCTCGAAATAGAAGTGATTGATCCGGTGAATAGGGACATTGTAGGAGCTACATTGCGAGGGGGCGGACAATGAGTCTCTTGCCCAATCAAATCATCCCGCAGGATGTGGCCTTCGGTAAGGTCAATCAAGACGGCTCAGTTACGATTGCACACGATTGGTGGCTTCTGCTCTATGCCATCTGTGAGCAAGTGCTAGCAAATGGCTCAGGCGCCAACACGCTTTCTCTCACCGAATTATCGCTCCTGCGGCCCAAGGGCCTCGATACCGATCGCCAGATATCGAATTTACAGGAGCAGTTACAAATGATACCGAATACTGCCGGCCGGTGTGCAACGCTCGAGCGGCAAGTAGCGGATTTACAACGACAGGTGGCTCTCGCCTCCAGGGTGTGGAATTAATGGCTATCTCAATCGGCGTCATTTTTCTGCCGACGCTCCTTACGGGGTCCGCTGCCGTCATTTACACGGTTCCCGCATCGCCTGCAACCTCAACGCTCGTCAATGGCCGCGTCCGGTTCACCAACACGACCACGGGCTCTATTGCCGTGACGCTTTATGCGGTACCGGCTGCTGGCAGCCCCGGAGCCGGCAATTGCCAAATGAATGCCGAAGCCCTGGCGGCAAATGCTCATGTCGATGTGGACCTTCCGATTATGGGGGCTGGATCGACCATTCAGGCATTTGCCGGTACCGCTAGCGATATCACGATCAGCTGCATTGCCGGGGCACTTAGCTCGTAGTATTCTTGCCATTACGCCTGCCGGGCGAGTCCATTCACATCCTGAGGACTCGCCTGTTGTCAGCACTGATCCCCAGAAACATAGAAGTTCTTGATGACTTCATCCCAGACCCAGAACGGGCGCGTGCTATTGCGCTCAAGTCCGGCTTTGGCAAATGGACCCCCAACAAGGGGGATATCGGCGGCGATGAATACAAAGGCGCCTGCTTTTGGGGTCAGCATGCTCCCCTGACCCGCGCGCTCACGCTCGCTGTCAAGACCTCAATTTACATTAACAACATGGCCTTTCGGGTCATGACCGAGGATACCGAGCGCGCGGTGGTGCATTCGGACTTTCTCTCGGGCAACTATACCTGCATCGTTTTCTTAACCGATCACGATCGCCCAGACCACGGTACCGGCTTCTTCAAGCACCTTGAGACCGGCTGGACGCGTATGCCGACATGGGAATGGCTCAACAAGCCGGAGCACTCAACGTTGTTCGCAACGATGAAGCGCGATTGTCACGAATATCAAGAAGGCGTGTGGGAAGAACTCATGTTCGTCGAGGGCAAGAAGAATCGCGCCATGATCTTCGATTCGCCGATCTTCCACTGCCGCTCGCCGAAAACAGGCATCGGCACAACGCCAGAGGATGCGCGCATGATTTGGGTTTGCCATTTCGCCGTGGAAGGAGATGTCGGCCATGTTTGAA